AGTGATGGTCCAGTCAACACTAAAATTGTAGGAGCGGTGACTCCAGAAAAGGAAGCTCAAGCAGATCGTGTGCAAGAGTTTATGAACTTTATGATCACAGAAGAAATGGAAGAATATACTCCTGAATTTGATCAACTGTTGTTTTATCTGCCTCTTGCAGGCTCTGCGTTTAAAAAAGTTTATTTTGATGAAGTTATGCAACGTGCAGTATCTAAGTTTGTGCCTGCTGAAGATTTAATAGTGCCTTACTATGCAACTGATTTAAATGATTGTGAGCGTATTACACACTTAGTGCGTATGAGCGAAAACGATATATTAAAAAAACAACAAGTTGGTTTTTACAGAGACGTGGACATTTTACCAAGTCGTTCAGATGATAGCTCCGTGCAAGATAAATACGATGAGTTAGGAGGTATGAGTGCAAGTGGGGACATGGACCGTGATTATCAGTTTAATGTTTTAGAGATGCACGTTGATTTAGACTTAGAAGAATCTAATCAGGAAGATAAGAAAAATATTAAAATTCCTTACATCGTAACTTTAGATGAAGGCTCAAGAGAAATCTTGTCTATTTATCGTAATTACGAACCTGAAGATGAATTATTCAAACGTAAAGAATATTTTGTGCACTACAAGTTTTTACCAGGTCTAGGCTTCTATGGCTTTGGTTTGATACACATGATCGGTGGTTTAAGTAAAACTGCCACTGCTGCTTTAAGACAACTCCTTGATGCGGGAACCTTGTCTAACTTACCTGCCGGCTTCAAAGCAAGAGGCTTGCGTATTCGTGACGAGGATCAACCATTTCAACCAGGTGAATTTAGAGACGTAGATGCACCCGGTGGAAATATTAAAGATCAATTTCAAATTCTACCATTCAAAGAACCTTCAGCTACTTTGTTTCAGTTGTTAGGTTTTGTAGTTCAAGCAGGACAACGTTTTGCGTCTATTGCTGATTTACAAGTGGGCGAAGGAGCTCAAAAGGCAGCCGTGGGCACGACGGTAGCGCTCTTGGAACGCGGTTCACGGGTCATGAGTGCAATACACAAAAGATGTTACTATGCCATGCGTCAAGAATTTAGGTTGTTAAGTCGTATCTTTGGAACTTCTCTACCTCCTATTTATCCATACGCAGTTTACAACGCAGATCGCATAGTGAAACAAATGGACTTTAGTCCAGAAGTTGATGTACTACCGGTCGCAGACCCTAACATCTTTTCAATGACACAAAGAGTAACTTTGGCTCAGACTCAATTGCAAATTGCTATTTCTAACCCACAACTACACAACGTGCATGAAGCGTATCGCCGTGTGTATGAAGCGTTGGGAACAAAACAAATCGATGCTCTTTTGAAACCAGAACCAAGACCTGCGCCAAGAGATCCTGGTCTTGAAAACGCAGCAGCCCTTCGTGGTGAAATGTTAACCGCGTTTCCGTTTCAAAGTCATGATGCGCACATTTTAGCGCACACTAAGTTTATGCAGTCTCGTATGGTGCAAGCAAACCCAGCAGTATACTCAACTTTGCAAGGACATATTTCAGAGCACATTTCATTCAAGGCTCACGCTCAAGTGAAACAAATTGTTGATGAAAAACCTGAGATGATGCAGTTAGCTCAAACTGATCCAGAACAATTTAAATATTTATTTGACTCAATGGTGGCAGAAACAGTAAATCAATTAACTGAAGAGTTGGTAAACTTAGAAATGGGTAATCAAAAACCAGATCCACTTGTGCAGTTGAAACAACAAGAACTAGACATGAGAGCTATGGACATTCAACGTAAGAGTCAAGAGTTTGCTGTAGAAGAGCAAAGAAAGCGTGAAGAGTTTGAGCAAACTATTGATTTAGATAGAATGCAGAGAGAAGATTCTGAGGCAGCGAGTAAAGAACGTATTCGTGTGGCAGATGAAAAACTTGACGTCATGCGTGAGAAAATAGGTGTAGATAAAAAAGGAGATGAAAAATGACGATAGAAACAATTGGCACATTTGCTTTTATAATTGGATTAATCGCGTTGACAGTGTATTTGTTGTGGACAGGTAGATAATGGCTCAGAACGAAAAATATACAAAACAAGGCGGACTTACCAAAACAGTGCCACCCAAACGAGGACCTAACCCACAAGGTCTAAAAAACGGCGGTTGTCCATTTCGTGAAAATGGTGTAAAAAGTCCTATTAAAGGTATAAGCAATATTCAAGTCAAAGGTCAAAAATTTATAGGAGTTAAATGATGATAGGTTTAATAGTCAACGGATTGTCAAAAGCTGTAGGTGGTTATTTCGAGCACAGTGCTAAAAAAGCCAAAGCTAAATCTGATCTTAAAATTGCTGAGATTGATGCAAAAACAGCTGTACAGAAAAAAGTTGCAGAAGGTAAAGTTGAGTGGGAAACCGCTATGGCAAAGGCTTCTGAGGATTCGTGGAAAGACGAGGCTTGGACTCTCACGTTCATAGCCATTATTATTTTTAGTTTTATACCATACTTTCAGCCGTATGTTGCTAGAGGTATAGAATTTTTAGGCACATTCCCAGAGTGGTTACAGTGGTCAATTATGGCTTCTATTGCTGCCAGTTTTGGGTTAAAATCAATTGGTAAATTTACAAAATAGGAGGAAGACATGGCGGTAGGACCAAACAAAAAACCAGCTAGGAAAAGAATTAAAGTAGGATCAATTGGAGCTAAATATATGGCAGGTAAAGCTAAG